GTCATATCATTCCATCTAACTTTACCTTTTACTTTACGGTAAACGTTGATATGATCTAATATGATTTCACCAGCTTCAAATCCAGGAGCAGAAGCCTTTTTAATTAAATAAGCGGGGATGCCATCTACATATAATATAAAGCGATTCTGAACTTTAGGTTCAAACGCTGTGAACATGATTTCGTTCGGGTTTAATACTGCCATTTTATCTATTATTTGATATAAATATTGTTAATTTATTTTTTTACGAAAACTGAACGCCAGTTGGAGTAATATTGAAATCAAGGATAATAAATTCAGCTGTCTTAGTTGGTTGTAAATAAATAGCACCTACTAACTGATTTCTATCAATTGTTTCAGCTGTATTATTTGATTCATCCATTACTACTTTGTAAGCGTATAAACCTTGCTTTTGTTGAACAGTTTCTAAATAAGGATTAACTTGATTTAAGAATCTATTTCTTGTAGTAGCAGTGTTTTGTTCGAATACTAAATTATCAGCAATGTTACCAATGTATCTCTTTAATGTGATCAATAAGCGACGAACGTTTACACGATCAAGAGCTGAGGCTTTAGTTTGTAAAGTTTTCTGACCAAATGCTACAACACCTTGTCCAGGGAAAGTAGCTAATGGGTTAACTTTATTAATATATAAGTTATCACGGTCTGATGGTGATAATTTTCTTTCTGCTTGAATTACACCTGCTAATCCACCACGATTGAAACCTGCAGGAGCAAACCATGTTTCTGCTACTTTATCGTTGTAAGCATAAACACCAGTCATAATTGTTGAAGCAGGTACAAATACTAATTTACCAGTTTCTTGAGACAATACTTGAACCCAAGGCCAGTAAGTAGCACCATATGAAGAGTCATAGCTGTTAGCAGCTGAACTAACTGTTGAAATCGGAGCACCATAGTTAACCATATCAGCAATAGCCATTGCATCACCTCTGTTTTCACAATTAGCCATTAATGTACTTAATATACCAGGACCGTTTTGGTAGTTAACACCAGGTATAGCAATCCACTCATAATCATAATCATCAGGATTTGCAAGTATTCCTACTGCGTTTGAGTAATCACTTCCTGATAAACCTTGAATATTAATATTGTCTATTTGAGTAAACATTTTTAATCCTGTAGAAGCACCACTACCATTTCCAAATAAAGGACCTGTAGCGCCACCAAATGCACCACCTTCAGAACCAGAACCTACGGCAGGTAAAGAAGCAGTATATGCAGGATTAAAATTACCATTATTTAATAAGTAATTAGGAGTTGGAGCAGGAACGTTAGATACACGAACATATCTACTTTGGTTAACATATGAACCTGTAACTTGAATTACTAAATTGCTATCAGCATCAGTAGTTAAGTTTTTAGTTTGGTTACCAATTACATACTCAATATAGTTTGATGAGTTAGGATCTAATGAAAGATTTAACCAAGTTTCTACTACTAATTGTTGGTTTTGAGTATCATTACCTTGACGGATAATCAAGTTAAATGTACCCGAACCTGTATTTACGTTAGTAACAGTCCAACGAATATTATCTACTGAACCACTTGCTAAAGCATTACCAGGTAATGTCTTTGCAGGAGCACCACTCTGGGTAGTATTATTCATGATAACACCATCTGAAAGTGTTTCAAGAACAAACGAAGCACCAGTACCACCAAGGTTGGTGATTTGTGATGAAGTAGCAGGAGTATAAGTACTTGCAGATCCAGAAACTACTCTTGTTATTAATAAAGATTCACCACCCTGTTGGAAGTAGTTATATGCAGCTATTGAAGTTAAGTATTCAAAAGTTACACCACCACTAACAAAAGAAGTACCAAATTTATTTTTGTAGTCCGAATATGAAGTTACTAACGTAGGAATTTCTACGGGACCTTTAACTGTTGGACCAACAACAGCAGCACCTACAGTTATAGGACCTGTGGTTACTTGCGATTGGTCGTTTTCACGAGTTAATACGCCAGGAGATAATAAAGTTTCAGCCATGTTTTG